GGGCATGGTGCTTGCATCAATAGAGGAGTTGGCAGCCTCCGTCTTCTTACGCTCATACCACGGACCATTCTCACCAGCACTCAGGATCTCATAGATACCTACAGGATACCCAACGTCAGTTGACGTGAGGTTAAGGTGATACCCTACCTGTTCATCTAATAGCCCGGATGGTGGGATTGGTAGTGTCCCAATAGCGGTTAGGTTTGAATACGTAGTAGCAGAACCAGTCAACGCAGTAGTCACCGTGTTGTTCAGGATGAACGTAGTGTCACCGATGGTCTCGGTAACGATCGTAGCCGTAGCCTTACCTACACCACTCTTGATGTAGGTCTCTGCTATGCTCGATACAGTAACAGTCTTCTTAACACCATCAGCACCAAACACCTGAATGACATCATTACCCACAGCCTCTTTGTTAATCACAATGAAGTATGTGGTAGTGGAGTCACGACGGACCCACTGAGTCGTAGCACCATTAGGGGCACCAGTGTAGTTGATCTGGGAAACGTAAGTACCACCATACCTCTTCTCCAGACCACGATTGATGTACAACAGAGAGTTGTCTGAGGTCGTAGTCTGAGTAGCGAACCTGTTCGCAGGTGGTTGGGTTGACACCCCTCCTGTTAGCGGGGCCGCAGGTAACTGGACGGTAGGCATTGTCTCTCCTTAGATGGGTCTGCTGTCACTGTAGTCGTCTGAGTAGCGAACGTAACGCTCACTAATCATACGGGTAGTGGAGCGACTGTCGTGAATCCACGACTTGTTACCGGCCTTGGTGTTGTCTTTTCTAGCACGCTCCATAGCCCTGATCTCTTGTTGAAACAGGATCTGGTCAGTGTCTGGGTCTGCCTTTGTCTGTGCCTGATAGACACGAGCGGCAGCACGTGCGATATAGAACCGCATAGCCGATGGTATGTTTGTGAAGTCTAGGTTAGTAATGACACGCAGTTCCACAGGTAGCGTGAACTGGTCGGTGTCGTTGTCTAGGTCGTAGAGGTACTTGTCTCGGACAGTCAGTTGCCTGCGGTAGTCATTACCACCACCCTCTACCCGGAGGTAGTTATCTGAGATAGCAATCCTACCTGTGGTGTCAGGACTGAGTGTCTTCTTGACGGTGTTGAAGTACCAACCATCACTCAGTACCTCGATGATAATCTCATCCAGTACCTGCTGGGCAATGTCGGTATCGTTGATACCATCGTCTACGAGAGTGGAGACTTTGGTTTCACCTGACGCAGACAACATGAGGTTGACTGCTCCGAGTTTATCTAATGTTTTAGCTAGGGCCATAGTGTCTCCGTAGTTTGAAAATAAACCCCTCACTGCACGTTAATACAATGAGGGGCGGAAAGAAGGAGGAGTCTAGTTATTAGGCCTCTGCGATTTTCGCAATAGCCAGAGTAGCAGCACTGCCACTACGGTTCTTCAGAATGAGTTCACCAGACGAGACATAGAAGCAGAGCTTCACGTCAGTGTCGGCATCATCCCAAGTGTGGCTGGCAAACGCAGGGCCAATGTCCACAGCAGTCACAGCACCCGAGGCGGTAGTGACCGAGAAGAGTGCAGCGTCTGAGGGATCAGCAAGATCCCAAGCGAGGTAGAAGCCAGCAGCCTGATCGCCGGGCGAACCAAGCGAGTAGGTTGCGTCGTCTGCCAGTGAGCCCGAGGTCCAGCCACGGAGGGCCGAGCCACGGAACAGTGGGTGGTCAACGCTAGGACCGGGTACATTGACCTGTCCTGCGGGGTTGTTTGAGTTAGTAGCCATGAGTAATCTCCTTTATGCAATGTCCAGAACGACGGCGGCTTCAGGACGGAGAGTACCGTATCCAACCCAAGTCATGGCGTTGATGTACTCGTTGGTTGACATGGGCACTGGGCCTTGGTCAATCATAACGGACATAACGTCAGTCTTACCGATTGCTTCCTGCTGGAAGACAATGCCCTGAACCTTGGTGAGGTCACCACTGTTGTACAGCGAACCACGGTTGTTGTGGTTGGGGTCGAGGGTGTGGGCAGTCTGAAGACCCTGAGTGTGGATGTCATACGTTGCCTTCATCAGGGCGTGTGACCAGATGTTGAAGTCGCGGTACATGATCGGGGTTTCACCGTTCACGAAGCGAGTGAAGGGGATCTTGTCCCCAACGATATCGACGTTACCGTAGATACCACCAGCGATGCTGGTAGCACCGGTGTACGCCTTCTCAAGCTTGACAATCTCAACCACGTCCTGAATGGGGAGGATGACGTTACGGCCTTCCATAGGCACGCCCTTCTCATCCCAAGCAATAGCGATGTCTTCAAGAGCATCAAGAATCTCAAGAGCCTTAGTAGCACCTGCGGTAGCGGTCGAGAGTTGGATCTCACCGCCACCCTCAAGGAACTCAGTGGTGTTCTCAGAGCCAGAGGTGGTGTACTTCGCAGCATCAACCAGAGCCTTGAGACACTCAACCTCGTCCCACGAGGCGAGGGCATTACCCAGACGAGCGAGAACGTCGTTACGGACGTTGACCTGCTCGAACATACGGGTAATGTTCTCTTCCTCAATACCAGTACGACGAGGACGCTCGTCAATCTGGATCTGACGCTGGATCTGGTTCATGTTCATACCAGTGAAGCGGTCATTCTTGAGGTGAGTCTCAGTACCGATACCACCAGTAACGGTGAAGTCTACGGTCTTGTTAACAACACCACCACCCATGTGCAGGGGAGTAGCGTTACGAACGAGGCGGCTGACGAAGGTCTTATTCATACGTGCAGCCTGCACAAGTTGCGAGTTGACAATCTTGTGCATGTCAAACTCAGACGGACTAGCATTCGTGCTGTCCGACATGGGGAGCCAAAGGCCATTGAACTGGGCCATGTGTTTTCTCCTTATGAGAAATAATAGTTAATAGAAAATACAACTTCCTATTGACAGGATTATCCCTTGGTTGCCCCACATGGAGTCCTCGGAGTTCTTGTCGGTAGCACAACGTAGACTCTGGGGACCAGTGGTGCCATGAGTGTTCTGTTGTGTGGAATAGAAAAGCCCACCACTGCTTTCACAATGATGGGCGGTCGGAACTATGTCCCGGAGCGAAGAGCTTATTACCGTGAAGCCCCAGCCTTGAGGCGGGACTCTACTTCTGCGATCTTGTTCGTGTCCCCTGACTGGTACGCCTCAGCCACAATGCGGGCTGTATTAGGATCGTTCGGTTTCAGGGGAGCCACGCCACCCGGACCAGACCCTGTGGGTGTAGTCAGTGGTGATGGTTCTGTGTTGGTGGGCTGTTCAGGAGTAGACTCAAACGAGTGCCCCGCTGCCTGATAGTCCTGCTTCAGACGCTGGATAGCATATGGAGCCATATCTGGGTCATCCAACAGTTGGTTGAGTTTAGCAACCTCTGACGGACTCTTGCTGGTCTTTGCAAACTCAACAAGTTTACCGAAGTTCTCAGCACTCCCTGCCTCACGCTCAACGATCTGCTGGCCCTGTTGTTTAACAATACCCTGTGCAGTCTCGATGGTGGAGACGAACTGGCTCACGAGGTCGGCGGGTGCCCCTGCCTTTTCCATAGCAGCGATCAGACCGGGATTCACCTCGCCAGTCTCTGTCCGCATCTGTCCGTTGTACCAGTCAAACAAAGATGCTCCGCCAGAATCGCCTTCAGGTTTGGTATTTGAAGGTGCCTTCTGAGCGGAGAGTTGGTTGATCTGTTCTTGTAGAGATGTAACCTGTTGGTTCAACTCTGATTTAGTCTTGTCGTGCATTGACTGGAGACTCTTGTAAGCATCCAGCGTAGCGGTGTAGTCCCCATTGAAGGGAAGCTGTGGTTCTGTCATCCTGTTACTCCTAACCTAGGTTCGACTCTGCGATGTTCCCTGCGGAACTGATTGCTTGCTGTGCGGCCTGCTGCTGTACCTGCTGTTGCTGCTGGGCCTGTTGTCTCTCCGCTACCTCTTCCTCTGTACGTGTGTACATATCCATGTCGAGACCTGAGTTACGAGCAAGTGCCCGCATGATAGCAGGGAACTTCAGTACCTCGATCATCTCTGGCTGCTGTGACTGGAGGGCGAGGTTGAGAATGTTCTCAAGACGTACTACGTCTGCCTGTCTACCCAACGCATCAAGACCTGATGAGATAGAGATTGTCACGGCCTTCTCGTCCATGAGGGTACGGAACTCTTTAGAGAGCTTCTTGTCCTCAACGAGTAGGAAGATGGTTCTGTTTACGATACGCTCAATGTCCTGCTCCAGAGTAGACAGTGTACCACCGAGGGCCTGAGCCTGCTCGTTGAGTACCTGATTGGTCTGGAAGGCAGTGACACGCTCACCACGCAACTGTGCCACAGAGGTAGCGAGGAATGCTTTATCAAGAGCCTCCTCATACATACCCATAGCAGTAGCAGCCACGGACACAGTACCGGACACGTTGGGCTGGAATGCCTCAATGCTGCCGGGACGTGCTGAGATGATGGACCAGTTGGTACTCCCAACGATATCATCTTCAGTGGTGGTGGAGGTGGGGTCGAGTAGGATACGACCCTCACTACCTGCACTCACACCCTCAGCCAGTGCCTTACTGACCAGTTCGAGTGAGCGGATAGTACCGAAGTTCTCCTCCACGAGGGAGCGAGAGTAATCCTCACCAGCTACAGGTGTCCACCCAAGGTGGTAGTAGGGGAGGATCTTGTACGATTTGTCTGTCTCGTACTTGACGTTACGGAACTCACGCTCAACATTCCACTTGTCCCCGTCCTTACGGATCTGGGTGTAGAGAGGTTCGTGTTCTCCGTTAGAATCTGTTGGTTTACCACCGTTGATCTTACTGAGGTCATCCTCAAGTAGATCAGTCACTACCCAGTCCA